AGGTTCTTGTTACTTGAATTGCAGGAATGACTTGACGAACGGGAATTGGAATTACTGCGGCTGACATTGTTAAACATTGTTATTTTCTTGTGCTATGTTTCGTGCTGAAAAGGCACTACCCTAACGGGTGCTTGGGCAGATGCCCGAAATTCTTTTTATAGACCTGCCCAATTTCTTACGATTTTGGGACTTACAACACAGTTGGTTGTAGGTGGGGTTAGTAGTAAAACCGAAAGCCCTCAAAAAGACAATCGAAAAAATACGAAAGATAAAATTAAAAATGAAGAGATATTGTAAAGACGTTGATATAACGAGTAGAGAATTGATATCTCGTGCAGTTTATACTTGCATAGATAATAAATACACAAGGTCGGATGCGTTACAGATATTGTCAAAGTATTCTGACCTCACAACTAAAGATATTAAAAGCGAAATAAAACAAAACGGTAAACAGTTTGCATATCCCATTATGGAGAAAATCATTGATGGTATGCAACAAGAGTTGTTAAACAAAGATATAAAACTCAAACCGATTTGGTATAAAGAAAAGATTGATACGTCTAGCTTTAAGCTACGCCGTATCGGTATACAAGATGTTAAGCAACAACTGTATGACTATATAGCCGTTGAGGGATTAAGACCGTTTTTTGTCTATATCGGAGAACATCAGTATGCTACTATCAAAGGCAGAGGACAAATTAAAGGCGTTCAGACGATAAAAAGACGGTTGAGAAATAAAAATATTCGCTACGTTGGTAAGGCAGATATTAAAAAGTGTTATGAAAGCATTGATAAAAATAGACTTATGGCATTTTTGCAAAGACATATTAAAAATGATTTGCTGTTATGGTTAGTGAATGAGTTACTTAATACATTTGAGAGCGGTTTAAGCATTGGCTCATATCTATCTCAATACCTATGTAATCTCTATTTGGCACAACTATATCACGAAATATCCGAAAATATGTATCGGGTACGTAAACATAAGGATGGCACAACGGAGCGGATAAACTTGGTTAAACACGTTGTGTTTTATGCAGACGATGTACTTATTCTAGGCACAAATGCAAAAGATATACACAAGGCTATGCAGTTGATTATCAAGTTTGCCGATGAAAAACTAGGCTTAAAAATCAAGCCCGGTTGGGTAGTATTTAAAGCCAAAACGGTCGATAAATCAAATGACGGGCAGTTTGTTGATATGATGGGTTTCAGGGTTTACAGGCAACATATCACAATCAGACGAAGAGTGTTTAAAAGAATACGGCGATGTTATATGCGTGTATGGAAAATGATTAAAACACATAGAAAAATACCTTTGCTATATGCAAGGCGATGTATATCTTATTATGGGCAAATTAAAAACAGCAACAGTTATAAAATAAAAATCAAGTATCACGTATATCAAATAATAAATGTGTGTAAAAAGGTGGTGGCGGTCTATGACGGCAAAATTTACAAAACAGCAACAGGAAGTTAAGGTAGTTGATTTGCATAACGACTACCTCAACGTGTTTATATGTGTAAATCCCAGAGAGGTAACGGAAAAATATGAGATTGATGAAGATGGTAAGGTAACGGAGAAAGAAGAAACATATATCGAGTATGACTATAACGAGTTTAGCGATAAAGCCGAGAATTTGGATGTAGACGATATAAAGGCTAATCCCGAAAAGTATCTTGACTATCCGTTTCCCGTTTATACGGAACTCGATAAACTTAGGGCAGATGTGGATTATCTTTTAATGTTGGAGGAGTAATATGAGCGAATTTGCAAAAAAAGTTAAGAAGTATTATGACGGCGGTCTTTGGGGGCTTGCAAGGGTGCAAAAGGCATTGGAGATTGGGAAGATAACACAGGAAGAATATGAGGAGATTGTGAAGGAGTAAGATGGAAGTATACTCTCTCCTCTTTATAATAATCTTTGTTTTGTTGGACTGTTGTGGATGACGGTCTATTTTTATGCGGATAAAAGGAAGTGATTAAATAGCAACAGCAAGAAGAAGAGCAAACTCTCCTCCTAAATTAACAGCCTCCGAGATGAGAGAAAAAATAGCTAACTTGGAGGCTGAAAATAAAAAATACAAGGAAGACATGGCTTATTGTTATATGTGCGACAAACCAAGAGATAAGAAGAAATTCTATGTTAACACCGACCCTTATGCTAAATCAGGGCTTGCCCCGATTTGCAAGGACTGTGCCCGTAAAATTGCTATGCGTACAGACGAGAACGGACAGGAGCACGAACCGACAAAAGATTCTGTACAGTTAGCACTCAGGTATCTTAATAAACCATTTATTAATCTTGTTTGGGAGTCAAGTATACAAGAGTCTGAAAATCTTATTGCAGGCGGTGTAAACTCAAATGTGTGGGCTTCGTATATAAAAAACATATCTATGGTTAATTACATAGGAATGACCTATTTTGATTCCGATATGTTTAAAGAACAAATAATATACGAAGATGAAAAAACACCCGAAGATTTGGTTCGAGGGCGAGAACATCAAGATACATACACGGACTATTTGAAAAACAAAGCCGATGTTACAAGATTGATAAGTTATGACCCATTTGAAAAAGAAACAATATCAGACCAACCATTTTTGTATTCTCAACTATTAGGTTTGTTAGATGTGGGCGAAGAAGCAAACGAAGATATGATGAGGACTGCATCGGCAATATCTATTGTGCGAGGATTCTTACAGCAATCTAAGATTGATGACACTATTGCAAAGCTTATGTCTGATATACAGAACATAGAGAAAAATTCGGCTATAATAAAATCATTACAGGAAAGCAAAGGTAAGTTATCTAGTGTTATTACTAAATTAGCCGAAGACAGTTGCATCTCTCTTAAATACAATAAAAATACTAAAAAAGGTGAAAACACTTGGTCTGGAAAAGTTAAGAAAATTAAAGACTTAAACTTACGAGAAGGACAAGTTAATGGTTTTGATATAGCAACTTGTAAAGGTATGCAACAGGTGCAAGAACTTAGCGATGCTTCAATAATGAAACAACTTGCTTTGGATGATAGCGAATGGTCTGATATGGTTGCTGAGATGAGAGTTCAAAACCAAAGCTTAAGAAAAGAAAGAGATTCTTATAAGGAAATTAATAGAATACTTCTTAGAGAAAACTTGGATTTGAAGGATTATTTTGAGGAGAATGATATAATGCCGGACTATGAATACAAAGACCTAAAAGATATGTATTCTGTCTTTTCCGGGAAGGAGGATGCGGATGAATCAGATAATCCTCCCGTACAATAATTATAATTTGGATTATGATAAAGACTTTTACAAGGATTACGGAATATTTGTAAAGCCTATCAATTATCCGATGTCTACAAGAAAAATTGAGAGTTTGCTTGAAATAGCTAATATGCAGAAGTTTTTCCAATGCAATCCTGTAAAAATGATTGATATTATGTTTAATATTGAATTGTTAGACTTTCAGGCATTGGCTGTGGAAAGAAGTTGGATTACCCCAAATTCGTTATTGGTTTGCTCCAGAGGAACCGGCAAAACTACCGTAGTTGATTTGGAAACTATGGCAAAGGATATGGCTTTTTGCAATTATTGGACTTATATAGCCAGTGGTTCAGGTTCGCAGGCAGAACAAACTTTCATAACTCTTGAAAGACTTGCAAACGACAATATAGATACTTTTTACGGTTCAACAGGAAAAGTATTTAAGAATGAAGTCGAAGTGAAAAACGCCATTGGAGATGGTTTTAGTCACGGTTCAAATGGTTTGACTTATTCATTATATAACGGGTCTATGACCCAAACATTGAATAGTAATATCGACAAAAAAAGAGGTAACATCTTGGAGCCACAATGCCTCGCCGGTTAGAAATAATCGGTTTTTTTAAGTGCGGAAGAAAACGGGGAAGCTGAAATGCCAATCCGAATGGAAGGTTTGACTTAAAAATTAGACCACATGCAGAGCATAGAAGTTGAAACTGTAATACAGATATATAATACTTCCACGAGTCCGCACCCCTAAACAAGTGATGATGTAGGTGAAAAGCTATGCCGAACTTATAGGAAATGCAACTATAAGATTCAAGGGATAAAAAGCCTTTGAGATAACAAATGATGCGTGGCTCTGTTATATTTGATGAATCCGGTTTCTTATCGGAAGAAATGATGAATGTTTACGGCGCTTTTGCTGTTGTAAACAGAGACCTTAAAACAGGTAAAGATGTGAACGGAAAATCTATTGACCCTATACGTCAGCGTTGTTTCCCGTCTGATATGCCATACCAAAAAATGTATATCAGTTCAGCATCTTCTACATATACAAAATTTTATAAATTATATAGAGAGTTTGCAAAAAAACAAATAATGGGCGACCCTGATTATTGTGTTTTACACTTAGATTGTGAAATTGCTTTTGCTCCAACTTTACGTGGAGAATTGATTGAACCGTTACTTTCTCGTGCTACGGTTGAAGATGAAATGAGAACCAACTCTGAAAAGGCATTGAGAGAATTTTATTGTGTTTTTACAACCGATGCAGGAAGTGAAGCTATTGTTCATCGTGATACGATATCCAGAAATGAAGAAACAAGAAAGCCGTTATTGTATAACGATACAGGTGATAAGAAGTTCGTAATTGCTTATGACCCTGCCCGTAGTAGAGATAACTCTGTAATTTTAGTCGGCGAAGTATATGACTATATGCAAGTTGATGGCTCAATAGATAAAAGAATGAGAATTGTTAATTGTATCAACTTAATTGATGTGGGTAAAAAAACGAAGAAGCCTATGAGAACTCCCGAACAGGTTGAATATCTTAAGCAAGTTATACTTGATTATAACGGTGGTGCAGATAATTACGAGAATATATTAGCTGTCTACATAGATGCCGGTTCAGGTGGTGCAGGTGTAAATATAGCTGATTATTTAATGCCTGATTGGACAGATGAAAAAGGTATTGTTCATAGAGGATTGATTGATAAAGAGTATTCAGCGGAACACGTTAAATCATTCCCTAATGCGGTAAACAAAATCAGACTTATGTCTCCGGCTATGTATAAATCCGAGATGTATGAAGCTATGATTGAGTTGATAGGACAGGATAAAATTTCTTTCACTTCTGTATATGATAATAAAGGATATTTAACTGTTTTTGACGTAGACGAGGCGGTTGTTGCGAAAGCAAGAAAAGAAATTTCAGAACGTTTAAAGAAGCAAAAATTAAATGAAACTGAATTTGAAAAGCAATTGGAACAAGAGTTGGGAGAAATTCAGTCTATAAAAACAAAGGTTATTAAATTGGACTGGAGAGACGAAATAGCTCTTGCGAATATAGATGCGTTAAAAGAAGAGCTGTTTAATATGCACCGTAAGAAGAGAGATAAAGGAAAGGATTCTTTTGAACTTATTCCCGAAAAGGCAAACAAAATGCACGATGATAGAGCGTACTGTTGTAGTATGTGTGCATACGGATTGCAAGTGGAACGAAGAAAAACAATATTGAATAATCGTAAGAAGACAGTTGAACCAATTAAAATGGTTGGAATTTCAAGAAAGGCAAAAACTTGGAGAAGATTCTAATGACGATAAAAGAAAGGAGGCGGTTGATTGGCAG